ATTACGCTTGAGACAGCCGAACAGGATCTTCCTCTGCGACGTCTTGAGCCCGTCGATTGCACTTGGAATCGACCGCTCGAGATTGTAGTGTGAGAAGTGGATGAGATCGCGATGGACGAACTCCTTGTACGTCAGCGTCTTGTCTGCCTTGGGAATCACGATAGCAGCCGCATCGTGACCCTGAAGCCACGTCTTACGGTCATCGGCCCGAGCCTTGTTGAACGCCAGATCGATCGCCTCGGAATCTGCGTCGGCCGTGTACCGGAACTGCGTGACATTCATGTTCTTGAAATACTCTTGGGCTTCATCACGCGTCGAAGTGCCCAAACCCTTGTAATACTGGACAGCCCAGCCACGACCGGCCTCGCCCTTCCACTGATCATATTCAAATTGCGTGTAGAACGTCCGCGTCTCCTTCCCCTTGGTCGCTTTGACAATCGGCGTGGCCATGTAGGTCAGGAACCCCGGGATCTTGAACAGCTCCGTCCACAGCTCGTGGAACAGATTGATTAGGAGACCGCGGATGTGCGACCCGTCGTAATCCTGGTCGGTCATGATCAGGATGCGGCCGTACCGCAGACTCTTGATATCAGCGTACGTCTTGCCAGATTCTAGACCCACGATCTTCTTCAGCTCGGCGATCTCCTTGGCCAGTTCGACCTTGGAGGATGACGAATCTTTCACATTCATGATTTTCCCCCGCAGTGGGAACACGCCGAAAGTCTGACGCTGAGCCTTCGTAAGACCGCTGAGAGCCATTGCTTTGGCGGAATCCCCCTCGGTGAGGATGAGAGTGCACTCGGCAGACTTGGCGGTACCTGCGAGGGCGGCATCGTCGAGCTTCGGGATACCGTATATCTTAGAACTCTTCCGTCCATCGCTCTTCTTATTCTCTTTCTCGTCCTTTTCCTTTTGGGCCACCACTAGCTTGTCCACCAACTCCAGCTTAGCCCGGACCTTCTTGAAGAACTCTTCTGGCAACTTGCACGTCGAGCCGAACGCCGTGCTCTTCGTGGTCAGTGCCTCCTTCGTCTGCGACGTGAACGACGGGTTCTCCACTGCTGCCGTCACCCACACTGCAAGGTTCTCCTTCACCAGCGACGGCTTGACCTTAATCTTCTTCTTTGTCTCCAGAAACTCACACAGGTTCCCAACGATCTGGTTCACAATGTAGTCCACGTGCGTCCCGCCCTTGGATGTCCAGATCCCGTTCACAAACGATACTTGGAGAAACCCGTCCGCCGGAGTGTCCGCCACCACCACATTCCACCGCTCGCTCGTGTGAGCCGCTACGGGCGTCGTCACAAACTCCCCAGCATACGCCGTCAGATCGCGGCACTTGATCAGCACCTTCTCCTCCCCGTGCTTCCAGTGCACCCGGACATCCTTGCCCACCGTCATCGCCAGATCACTCGCCCGGCGGCGGAACACGCCCAGCAGGTCGGGCGTCACCTCGGAAAGACCGAACCTCCCAAAGTCGGGGGTCCATGCGACGCTGACATACGGCTTGGACTTGCATGCCACGATCTTGGGCTTGTTCACCACCGTCATGTTGTTCTCCCACGTCTGGGTATACTTCTTGCCGGAGACTGCATCCACAGTCTCCACTGTCAGAGACTTTGCGAAGATATTGGCCAGCTTCACGCCGTAGCCGTTCTTGCCACCCACCAGCTTCTTCTCGTCCTTGTCGTAGTTCGTCGAGGTCAGGAGCTCGCCAAAGACCAGCTGCGGAACCCACACCTTGTACTCCGGATGCTCGGCTACCGTGATACCCTCTCCATCGTTCTCCACGGTAATCATCTTGTTGTCAGCTGAAATTTCGATGGTAATATTCTTCACGGGGTTGGCTGATCCTCGCTGACGCATGCGAACCACTTGGTCGTGGGCGTTCACTACGATCTCGTCAAACAGCTTGTAGAATCCAGGGTTGAAGGATAGGTTCTTCTGAATAAACTTCTCGTCCTCCACGACGTACATCTCCTCCGTCGACGTCTCGATGGAACCGACATACGTATCGGGGAGAGACAGAATGTGCTCGCGATGCGTGTGCTTCTTGTACGCCTCCGCCATTTTGTAGTGTCTGGGTACCTTCCTAAAAAGCCAGTCCGTTTTACGCAGAAAATCCATATTCATGTAAATGCCCCCTGCTCGAGCAAAGAAGGGAAAGAAGGCTCCGGAAGAGCCGACAGTAGAGCTTCCCCCCGTGATATTCTTCCTGCGAATAGGAAAGGATTTTGACTTTGAGGAGGAGAGGGTGGATATCCCTGCACCGACGGGTGCTGGGTTGGTGGAGTACTCTGATATTCTCCAGACGACCGAGGCCCAGGAACGACGCTTCGATGAAACGGTGATTCACGACTTGATGTCCAAGTTTTCTGTCCAGACATCGTATCCCCCTGGTTCTGCGTGTCTGTGGTGCTGCCACTCTATTCCCGGCGACTCCTTTGTTGTTCCGACGCACTACGATGTGTATACGAACATGTACACTGCCGAAGGGAACTACTGTAGTCCAGAGTGTGCCCTTGCCTCTATCTACCGTGAGTCTGGAATTACGGAAGCTGATAAGTGGCTACGTCATTCCCTGCTACGCAATGTCTACCGCTCACTTTACAAGGGACGTGATATCCAGCCCGCCCCTGACCGGCGTGTCCTCCGAATGTTCGGAGGGAACCTGGATATTCAGCAGTACCGCGAATTCATTCAGCATTGTACGAAACCTCTCCAACTGGCCATGCCTCCTGTTCGACTGTACATGCCGTCCGTAAACACCCAGTCGTCAGTCCGGGACGTAAAGTCCTATGTGTCTCTGTCCAGTGAAACCATTAACAAAGCGTCTCAACAACTCCGACTCAAACGGTCCAAGCCAGTACACGAGGGTATTCCCACCCTAGACAAGTGCCTGACAGCGACAGCGTTTGGCTCTCCACGATGAAATATTCGAACAAAGCAATGACATCTCTAGGTGAACTTCTCAAGATGTCACTGTTCTTCCAGGTCCTGACGACAACGGGAAACAGTTTTCGGCCGCTCATGGCATTTATTGGACTGAATCTCTATGAGCGTGGCATAGCAATGTACCCTTCGTGGCTATCGACTCTTAAAACATCATTTGCCAGCTCTATCGATTCTGACGATAGGAAGCCTTCAGCGGTGATCGAGTGTGAGCGTGGATCCCCTCCTCCCACCAAGGGGGGACAGGCTCCTCTATTTATGACCCGAATGGACGCCATCATTCATTATGTTGCATGCTCCCCTGCCACCAAACGACTCCTTTCGATTGCGAACCACGATTACCTCCCTTACGAGTTTGAGTCCGTCCGTCTTGATGAGGATATCTACTTCAAACTCACGAACGTGGAAGTCGACGACGGAAATATCAAGAACATAAAGTTCCAGATCTTCTGCTACAACCACCCGATCCAGACTCTCCAGAAATTCGTGGACTCCTGTAACCAGGATTATGAACGCCGCATGCTGAATAAGTTGGGCAACGATCTCTACTTTTTTGACCAGATGGTGGACAACAAGAAGTCCCGCAAATCCAATCAAAACCCTCTTCCCCAGAACTTTCTCGTCTACACCAAGAACAAGTTTTCTACGACCCGCACCTTTGAGAACGTTTACTTTGAGCAGCAGGGGGAGGTCAAGAAGCGTGTCAATTTTTTCCTAGAGAAACGGTCGTGGTACGAACGCAAGGGTATTCCGTATACTCTCGGCTTCCTGTTCCACGGCGACCCTGGAACCGGCAAGACCTCCGAAATCAAGGCTATCGCCAACGTCGCCCGTCGTCACCCCGTGAATATCCAGCTCTCAGAAATCAAGACCAAGACCCAGCTTCGCCAGCTGTTTTTCAGCGACGATCTTCACGTGTACAACGGAACAACGCTCGAGAAGTACACTATCCCTATTTCTGAGCGTTTGTACATTATCGAGGACGCCGACGCGATGGGCGATGTGCTCCTGAAGCGGGAGTGGAAGCGTCCCGAGCCGGCAGCGGCACCCAAGGATCCGTTTGCCCCTGAGATGGACGATGATATTATCAAGGATCCCATTGATCTCTCGTTCCTCCTCAATCTCCTCGACGGAACCCTGGAGTCATCTGGTCGCATCATGGTCTTCACCTCCAATTTCCCAGAACGGTTTGACCGTGCTCTCATTCGTCCCGGTCGTATAGATATGATCGTCCATTTCAAGAAGTGTTCACGCAAGGTCCTGAAAGAGATGATTGAAGGGTTCTACGATATTACAGAAGGAGTCACTCACCCCCTGTTTGATGATCCCGCCATGGACGAGAAGTGGAGCCCCGCCGAAGTGAATCAGATTCTGTTCCGCAACTTTGAGAGTCCTCAGCAGGCGATGGATGAGCTACACTCTCTCAGTGCGTCTACGCCCCTGCTGCGGGAGGAGTCGGAGACCCCGATTTAAACAGTTTCATGGCAAACTCAATTGTCTCAGGCGGCATATCGAACACCAAGATGTATATCAGGGCGAATCCCATAATAACCGACGCGATTCCGACAGTGGACAGCGTCCATGCCGTAAGGCCACCTGCCGACGGGTTCACGACCGACGCAAACATTCCCGCTAGCGGAACCAAGAACGGGATCATAATGAATTTGGAGTACGCTCCAATCGCAGGGTACTTCTCGAACACCAGAGATTCCAAAGCGAACCACGCAGCACGATAGTAAATAATAAGTAGAATATTTGTGAATGCAAACAATAGCAGGCCGTTGGCGGATGATACCACTGGCCCAGGAGCTTCGGTGGCTTCTTGGTCGGGCGGTACATCGGCAATGGGATCGTCGGTGTTGTCCGCCATCCGAATCTATTATGTATTGAACACAAGATTTGCTTGTCCGTTTGTAACCTTGAGGAAGTTGTACGATTCAATATAGATCATGGCCGAATAGCCGTTATATTGAATCTGTATGTTTGTGGGTGAAGGGTATACTGTCAGCGTCTGACCTGGCTGTACTGCTGGCGGAGCTATAGCTTGTCCAGACGCATTCGTTGGAACGACTGTTGCTCCGACAGGGACAACGGTGGGGGTTGGATTGAATGTCGTGTCCTTCATGACACACACAGGTATCTGAGACACGGGTCCCGTCTGAACGACCGGGGGGGTTAGAAGTGTGTACTGAAAATTGGTCTTGTTGAACATGGAACCGTTTGCACTTCCCGACGGCTGGGTAATGGTGTTGGGATCCAGAGCAAATGAGTACAAGTTGATCCCAGGAAGAGTGACGGTATCCCCATCCGAGAAACGGAAGTTTTGGATATTGCGGAAGAAGTTAACGTTCTTGGTGACAAACCGATCCGTGCCATCGAACGTCAGATTTCCTTCCAGGAGAATGTTTTGAGAATCCATCGAGTTCGAAAGCTGGATTCCCGTAGAGTACCATTGATCGGGTGTCGCAGGGGCAGTGAGCGTTGGCAGGACGCTAGGGTAGGTTTGTACCGGCGGATAAAAGATAGAGTCCCAGTTCGTATAATTGTCCCAATCGTTCAAGAGAAGTCGGTCTTGACGCTGAAACAGGGATACGACGCGGGTACACAGATTGTACATTGGGATCGTTATGTTGTTGTATCCGTACTGGTTGTTGTTCTTGAGGTAGCGGACTTGAGTAATGAGAAATGAGCGGTCGTGTGCTGCAATGTACGCACGCTCCGTGTCTGTTAGGAAAACGTAGTTGGCTTCAATGTAGGGGTTAAAATTCCAGCTTACCAGAGAAGGATTCGTAGGATTTCCCATCGTGTCAGGGTACGAAAGGTAATTCTGGATTCCAAGGAAAGAGTCTCCTGGGTTCCCTGTCACGCGGGTTTGGAATGTAGGATTGGTCGCGGCCGTTCCACGAGTATCTAAAATAGTGAACAGGTTGTAGATATTGCGGAAGGTGATTTGGATAGATACTTCGGTCTGGGGCATGGCCACCAGGGGAATGGACTGTCCGATCTCTTCGCAGAACCAGAAAGAGAGTGGGATCGTCAGCTGGCGGCCACGAATCGAGGGAGCGGGAGGTGCGGTATTTGTGGCGGACACGTTGATGGCATTGGGGTACTGGTTCGTGCGTCCTGGAGCATTGGCGGGGTCGTGCATGTCCAGTGTATTTCCAACCATAGCATTCAACTTTGCTCGCTGTGTTCCACTCTCCTTCATATAACTCTTGATCTTTATCCATTCTCCAGTCACAGTGGACATGGCCGTTCCATTAAAAAGAATGGACGCAGTCTCGATCATATTGTACCCGAGGTTACGCGACCACTGGAATGCAGTCTCGTATGCGAGCGACGTAGTCTGGTCGAATCCAGATAGAGGGGACCAGATGTCGGGGATCTGGACACACACGTAGCAGTCATGGAGCAGGTCGGCATACCGAGGAACCGGGAACGTGAAGGTCTTTGTTCCTGCAGGGGGAAGCGTAGTGTCCGTCACATGTGCGATATTCAGCCTGAAATGTTCCATCGCGAAGTTAGTGGACCGCTTATACATCTTGTTGAAGTACGTCATGGAAGGGTTTCCATTGACAAATACATTTTGGGCACCAAAGCCAGTGAGCTGAACGAGTCCACCACCCATTCTTACTATATTATCTTATAGGGTATGATTAATGTATCGGAACTTGCCGTATATCATTATTGGAATCCTTGTCCTCTTTGTGTTGATTCACTCGTACATGAGCGTTCGCTTCGGATACGACTGGATCGGGACACAGACACGCAGGGTAATTCATGGGGCGTATAAGCGGAGCAATTCGGTCCACGAGCTCTACCCCATCCCCCCAGTTCCGTTCATGGACCGGTTCTCGGAGTTTACTAAGATCCCCAAAATGAAGGAGAGTACACAGGCACCAGGTTCAGCCTATTACTGAGGATTGTTCACAAATGCCTTGGATTCTACAAACATATTGTTCGTCCGCTTCTCGCCTATAGGGAAGACAGTCTTGTTGTTTGCAAGGACGAAACCATTGCGGTTCGTGCAGCATGTGGGCTCCCATGAAACTCCGTTCGATCCTTTCTGGGCGTTGTAAACCGCTCCCGCCTGAAATGTTGTGTAGGTAGACGAATACGCGGCCTTCTGAGACTGCGGATAATTCCTGTAATACTGGTTGACAGCTGTCCGCTTCTGCATGGACGTCACTTCCGACGCACTGGAAAAACGTAACTGCTGGCTCAGGAACCTTGCTGAGCCGTCGAGTGTCACTGTAGAATAGAACTCCGCCATTTGATTTACACGTAGAAAAGGTTAATTATAAAATGGCACCAGTTCGCTTTCTCCTGGTATCAACACACACCGAGCAGGTTACAGGGTACTCGAAGGTCTCCTACAACCTCCTCAAGCAGCTGGGCACGCTGACCCCGCTTGTTAAGATCTTTCACTTTGGGTTTCAGCGTACCCCCGCTCGCCTGCCAGCCCCGGCCCGCCCGGTTAAGGGCGTGATTCAGTACGATGCTGCGGCCAATGAGGATCCGAAGGAGCAGGGCTTCGGGTTCAACAAGTTCAAGGAGTATGTCGAGACGGTCAATCCCGACATCATCATGATTTACAATGACCCTATTATCGTGAATCAGTTCATCCAGCAGACGAAGGATATGGAGAAGCAGTGGAAGCTCTGGGTCTACCTTGATCAGGTGTACAAGGGTGCGGACATGGGTCTCCTCCGCAACATCGAGAATGCCGCAGATCGTATCATCTGCTTCACGGATACGTGGAAGACCCACCTCATGACCCGCCTGACCACGCCCAACATCAAGATCGATGTCATGGAGCACGGTGTAGATACCATCGTGTTCAAGCCTATGGCGGACTCGGAGCGGATTGGGATTCGCAAGAATCTCAGCATTCACCCGAACGCCAAGGTGTTCTTGAACATGAACCGCAATTCCCAGCGTAAGCGTCTTGATCTCACGATCATGGGATTTGCCCGCCTGCTGAAGAAGCTCCCCGACGAGCCGCTTCACCTGCTCCTTGTCACGGGCGTGAAGCCGGAGGGCGGAGCGTTCTACCAACCTCTCCAGATCTACCTCAACGAGCTCGAGCTTCTGGGGCTGGACAATCTCAAGTACGGCACTCGCGTCTCCATCGTGGACACCACGCCTCCCACGGCGTACTTCAACGACGAGGCTATTAATCAGCTGTACAACGTGGCAGATGTGGGCGTGAACACCTCGAACGGCGAGGGTTTCGGTCTGTGCCAGCTGGAGCACATGGCTACCGGTGCCCCGCAGGTCGTTCTGGATCTGGACTGCTACAAGGCGTTCATGACTCCTGAGACGAGCGTGCGTTGCCCCCTGTCATCTTACTCTTACCTCCAGATGACCGCTGGCGTCGGTCTCACGGAGTACACTTCAACGGCAGAGGAGGTTGCATCTGCGATGGAGAAGTCTCTGGGTATGCTGGGCCGCGAGACCTCTGAGAAGTGTGTTTCGGTGGCACGCAGCCGGCCGTGGTCTAAGGTGTGCGACGCGTTTCTCGAGAGCGTCCTCGAGAAGAATTAATCATACGTGAAAAACTGAATACGATCCTCCTTAAGAGTTCCCAATTTGAGTAGTCGTTGTTTATCTCCAAACGCCGACTCGTCAAATACCTCACGGGTATCTGGATCCACCAAGAACACGAAATCTTTGACCTTCACCTTCTGTATCCGCCTCTTGCGTTTCATCATGTTCTTGAGGTATGACGCATCAAGCTCATCGTCCTTGATGTTGGGGTTGAACGCCAAGTCTTCGCTCTTCGTGGTACTGTCAAACCGCATACACTGAAGCACGGGCTTCTCCCTCGAGTGCAGTTTGCGATGAATCTCGCAATCCACCGCCGCCTGCTTGATGAGCCGCGTAATCCCCGCAGTGATTCGCTCCTTCTCGTATGACACTTCATACAGAAACTCGTCGCTGGTCATGAATGTCTCAGGTGCTCTCCCACCGCCTTCCGGCAGATTGTATTTCTTGGGACTGGTGTCCGCTCTCCGAATAGGAACGATATTGAAGGCGGTGTTCGATGACGCCTGGTCCTTTGTGAACACGGACACGTAGAACGATATGCGGATCGTGCGTTCTTCCTGCGGAACTGTTTCGACCTTGATAGATCCCTCTGACAGAATTTGGTGGGTGGCATGGGAACACAGGCGAATACCGCGTCCAATCACCTGGTCGTGTCGGGCAGGATTCCAGTGCGGTTCCATGATGTGGAGATGGCGGACGTTCTTCAAGTTAATACCCTCTGCACCACTGGACGTGGCCATCAGAATACACAGGAGTTTCTTTCCGCCTCGCTTCAGTATGCTTTCCTTCATGCTTCCCGAATGTTCGGGATAATCAGACTGAAGACCTAGGTAATCTTCGTTGAAAATCAGGCGGGTGATTTCCAGTTCCGCCCGATCAATGCCGCCAGTGTAGAAAGCGTATGCCGGTTTGGCTGGATCCAGATCTGGAGCTTCGCGGTACTTTCCTCCCTCCTTTATGAGACGGTATTTCTGATAACCGTTCGCGTCGAGAATTGCCGAGAGAATACCGAGACCTTCAAGTTTGAGGTACTGCGAATACACGAACTGGTTCTTGAAGTTTTCGGTCCCAGTCGTTGCCTTAATATTTGCCAGAACCTTTCGCATCTTCGGAGAATACGTTGCTAGTCCTTCGTCGCGGAGGTACTTGTCAGGGTTCTCACGCAGTTTGGCCAGAATCACGGCCTTCTTATCGTCTTCATTATCTTCCTCCGCCTGCTCGTCTGCGAGGGCACGGAAATCCGAGGGAACGGCATAGTTACAGGCCAGGCGGGACATGACGCGGTACGTCTTCATGTCTTCGTTAAGAGCAGCGGGGCCGGTACGTTTCTTGGAATCCTGCTGGATCTCTTTCCACCGGACTTCAAGGTACCGATTAAACTGTTCATCAGACATTTCAATCAACTCCAGCGTCTTGTCATCATCCACACGCTTGGGGAGCATGCGTTCATCGGAGCCCTTGTAGTACGAGACAAGACCCTGTACTCGCTTCTGGAAAAGCAGGGCGTTCTTGACATCCAGACCCTCCACAAACGTATTCATGAATTCGGCAAAGTCGGTGGGCAGACATTCTAGGGCTTCACGCTTAATGTTTTCGCGTGGGGCAAGGACTCCGCCAGGAAATGTGGCAGCAAACGATTGGCGGATACTGTCTACCCAGTCCCCTGGAGTCTTGTACGTCACTGCCTCATCATACTGTACGGCAATACGTTCTCCTTCCTTGTTGTACACTGACTTGAAATGGCCTGGATTACGGGTCACCTGAATCGACCGCTTCACGCTATTGAATTCCACCGTGTCCACTTCCGGCAGTTTACGGAAATACGTCTTCATTCCCGCCTCGTCCCATGTGGGCAGTTCCTTGACAGGGATCACGATCCGCTCAATGGGTCCACGCAAAAGGTTCAGGAGAAACGCGATCTCGTTGGGGCGATTGATCAAGGGAGTTCCTGAGAGTGCCACGACCTTGCAGTCTTTAGCATAGTATATGGAATCGTAAAGCCGCTTTCCGATGACGGAATTGTTGATCGTCCTGGAAATCAAGTTGTGAGCCTCGTCGATAATCACGACCGCATTGTCAAAGGGATTGGATTTCAAGGGGTCGTCGTCGGGCACAATGCGACGGACGCTTTCGCCGGTGAGACCATTGTAGTTGATGAAATTGTACCTGCTCTTGATCAGATCGTCAATCTGTTCGTTAATCCCCTGCTGCGAATCACGGGGTAAGGAGGAGTAATTTGAGTCCTTTCCGGGAACAGTGACAAAGTACCTGCCCTTACTTAGGAAGTCTGCGGACATCCCCAAGGCAAGAGCGGGAGCCTTGTCGGCTTCGCTACGAATGATACGGACTTCCCAGAAATTGTTCTGGACGTATATCGCGTCTCCGCACTTCCGGATCTCCTGCTTGAAATTGTCCTGGAG